GGAGAAGTTCGCCAACGACCCGGTGGCGCTCATGGATGCCATCGGCGATCCGGCTCGTCATGACGAGCTGAAGGCGCTCGGTCTCGGGCCCGCGGTGGAGGCGAACGAAGGGAAGCTGCCGCCGGTGATTCCGGCGGCCTAGGCACACTTTCTGACTTGGTGTAAGTGTGCCAGATGACACCAAGTTGTTCCTTGGTTCATCTGAGGGGAGTTTGAGGGGGGCCAGGGTAATCCCGGCCCCCCTCTTGTTTTAGAGGATGTACTTGAGGAGCCGAAGGGCTCGGTTCAAGTAGTCCTCCATTTCTTCGAAGCTGCCTTGTGAGTAGGCGCTTTGCGCCATTTCGAGCAGGGCGATGATGTTGCCGATGGTGGTCCCTGGATAGGTCACTTGGCTTTCTCTCCGCGTGCCTGGAGTTCTTTCAGTCCGGCGATGAGCTTTTGAGTTTGCTCGACGGCGCGGGTTTGGCGGATGAGTTTGCTTTCCGCTCTGTTGATTTCGAGTTGGATTTCGTGGAACGTCAACATTTTTTTTCCTTTTCGGGGTGGGTTATCGGGGGGGGTGTCCCCTCCCGCTTTGTCTATTGTATTAGGTTTATTTTAGGTGTCAATGCTTTTGCTTTTCGGGCGGGGGCGCGTGTCTGCGTGCGCGCGCGTTCACGCGTGTGCGCGTTGGCGTGCGCCCCCGCCCGGCTGTTGCTGTTTGTTTTTAATATGTGGCGCCGACTAGGCGCCTCCTTTACGGTCGCGCTTGCTCGCGACCGTGCTGTTTCCGCGCCGAAGGCGCGGTACAACCATTGTATATACAATGGGTGCTCTATAAGTTCGGAGCTGGTAGCGTAGTCCTCACTCTCGAGGAGGTGCTTTATGCGGAGGTCCGGTATGGGTGGTGCCCATTCGAAGAAGGTGTTTTCGAAGGGTGCTCAGCGTGTGCATCCCAAGAATGTTTCGGGCGGTCGCCCGATGCGTGGAGGTATCCGGCTGTGACTCGCTTCAAGAAGTTTCTGGCGTGGGCCGGATGGGTGATTGCGGCGATCCAGGGCGTGCTTTCTCAGTTGCCCGGATAGGTGCCGTGTTTTCGTCCGCTCCAGGCCTACCGCGTCGGCGGTGCGATGCGGTTTCAGAAGCCCCGGGGAGAGTCCGAGGCGTTGCGTCTGCCGTGTGGTCGCTGTACTGGCTGCCGGTTGGAGCGAAGCAGGCAGTGGGCCGTGCGGTGTATGCACGAAGCCTCGCAGTGGGAAGACAACGTTTTCGTGACCTTGACGTATGACGAGGAGCATTTGCCCGACGATCAAGGGTTGGACGTTTCCGAGTTTCAGCGTTTTGCCAAGCGGTTGCGTAAGGCGCGTCCGGGACGGACGGTTCGTTACTTCCATTGTGGGGAGTATGGGGAGCAGGGGTTGCGTCCCCATTATCATGCGTTGTTGTTCAATGTGGATTTCCCGGATAGGGAGCCGTGGCGCTCAGACACATTTCGCAGTGCGGAGTTAGAGAGGCTGTGGCCTCTGGGGAATTCGGAGTTCGGCGCCGTGACGTTCGAGTCTGCGGCGTATGTGGCGCGGTATACCCTGAAGAAGCTGTCGGGTCAGGCGGCGATCGAAGGGTATCGTCGTTTCAACCGGAGGACGGGAGAAGAGTGTACTGTTGCTCCCGAGTACGCGACGATGTCGCGAGGAGTTGGTCGTTCGTGGTTAGAGCAGTACGCTGACGATGTTTATCCGCTGGATCGGGTCGTATCGAGAGGCCGTGAGGCGAAACCTCCGCGCTTTTATGATAAGTTGCTCGAGGGAGTCGACCCTGTTCTTGCGGCTGAGATTCGGATCCTACGGGCTCGTGATTTCAATCACGAAAACGCGACCGAAGAGCGATTGTCAGTGCGTGAAGTGTGTGCGGAGTCGCGGTTAAACCTCTACCAAAGGCGGGAGCTATGAACGTAGGTATTTTGGTTATCCTCGCTGTCTTCGACAGCAAGGTCGGCGTTTTCGAGAAGCCGTTTACGGTTCGTTCGAACGCCGAAGGGATGCGGACCTTCGCCGATGAGGTACTTCGGCCGGATTCGATGTTGGGTCTTCATCCGTCGGACTACTCGCTCTTCCGGGTCGGTTCGTTCGACCAGACGACGGGGGCGACCATCCCCGAGCTGGCGCCGATCCAGCTCATGACTGCGCTCGAGGTGGCTGGCCGGAAGGAAGCGGGCCTTAAGGTGTCCGCATGAGGATGCCCTCGGTGATGGGCCACACTTTCAGCCAGGTCCCAAGCGTTCAAATTCCGCGTTCTCAATTCAACCGGAATCACGGCAACAAGTTCACGTTCGATGCCGGTTACCTCGTGCCGGTGTTCGTGGATGAGATCCTTCCCGGCGATACGTTTGACTGCCGGATGGCGGCGATCACGAGGATGTTGTCGCCGCTCCAGGTCCCGATCATGGACAACATGTTCCTGGAGTCGTTCTTCTTCTTCGTTCCGAACCGCTTGGTCTGGAACAATTGGCAGAAGTTCTGTGGTGAGCTGACGGACCCGGGTGATTTGGGGACGGATTACACGCTGCCGAAGATGACGGCGACGACGATCGCGGAGAATTCGCTCGGTGATTACATGGGTCTGCCGACGGTCGGGCAGGCTGGCGGGAATTACGATTTTCAGTCGCTGCCGTTCCGTGCGTACAACCTGATTTACAACGAATGGTTCCGGGATCAGAACCTGATCGACTCGGTCGTGGTCGATAAGGATGACGGTCCTGATTCGTTGTCGGACTACGTGCTCCTGAAGCGTGGGAAGCGCCACGACTACTTCACGAGCTGCCTGCCGTGGCCTCAGAAGGGTACGGCGGTGGCCCTCCCGCTGGGTTCGTCTGCGCCGGTCGCGACCGACGCTACGCGTTTGACCGATAGCCTTGGCATCTATTCGACGCAAGCGACGGCGGGTTATTTCCAGGTTGACGCGTCGAATTTGACGGCCAACCGGTTGGTGGTCAGTGGCACTGCGAGTAACGCGGGTGACGCGCTGTATGCGGATCTCACGAACGCGACGGGCGCCACGATCAACGAGCTCCGCCAGGCGTTCGCGGTCCAGCGGTTGTACGAGCGGGACGCTCGAGGTGGTTCCCGTTACACGGAGATCGTCCGCAGTCACTTCGGTGTGATTTCCCCTGACGCGCGTTTGCAGCGCCCCGAGTACCTCGGGGGCGGGTCGACGATGATCACGGTGTCGGAGATCCAGCAGAACAACCAGGCGGCGTCTGGCGGGACGCTGGAGACCCCTTTCGGTTCGCTGGCGGCCCAGGTCAAGGCTGGGGCCGCGGGTCATGGTTTCGTCAAGAGCTTCACCGAGCACGGTTGGATCATCGGTCTGATTTGCGTTCGCGCTGATTTGACGTATCAGCAGGGTACCGACCGGATGTGGTTCCGTTCGACCCGCGAGGATTTTTATTGGCCAGCGCTTTCGCATATCGGCGAGCAGGCGGTTCTGTCGCGCGAGATTTATCAGGACGGGACGGCTAACGATGACAATTCGGTGTTCGGGTATCAGGAGCGGTACGGCGAATATCGCTACAAGCCGTCGAAGATCGGCGGGAAGCTGCGCTCTACGGCGACGGGGACGCTGGATATTTGGCATCTGTCGCAGGAGTTCTCGACGCGTCCGACGTTGAATTCGACGTTCATCAACGAGGATCCGCCGTTGGATCGTGTGTCGGCGGTGACGACCGAGCCCCATTTCGTGATCGACACGTATTTCACCCTCAAGTGTGCTCGGCCCATGCCGTTGTTCGGCGTTCCGGGCATGATTGATCACTTCTGATGGATCCGGTGACGTTGTCCCTCGCCTACGGTGGGGTGTCCTCTGCGGCGGGTATCGCGCAGGGGGTTGCGACTGGGATTGGTGCGTGGAGGACGAATTACGAGAATCGGCAGCTAGCTCGGCAGCAGATGGCGTTTCAAGAGCGGATGTCGAATACCGCGTATCAGCGTGCGGTTGGCGACGCAAGGGCCGCCGGGTTGAATCCGGCGCTCATGTACTCTCAGGGCGGCGCCAGTTCGCCGGTTGGAGCTTCTGCTCAGATGGAGAACGCGGTAGGTGCTGGCGTTTCGGCCTACCAGCAGGCTCGGGCTCAGGCTCAGGAGATCAAGGAGTCGATGTCGCGGGTGGATCTCAATGATGAGCAGCGCCAGACGCAGATTGAGCAGCAGAATTTCCTGCGGGCTCAGCGTGAGAATTACGGGATTGATACGGAGCTTCGGAGGTTGGAGCTTCCGTCTGCCCGAGCGATCGCTCAGACGTACCAGGGCCGCGTAGGTCAGGCCCTCTCGTGGGCGGATCGTATCCGTTCGTTGGTTCCGCTCGCGCCGATCAATTCGGCGCGGACCATTTCTCCAAGGAGGTAGCGTGGGAACGTTCAAGCATGATCGTCGGCCGGTGGTAGATTGTTCGGTCGAGCCCTCGAGGACGGTTCAGTCGGAGAAGGATGCGTGTGACATCAATCGGATCCTCGATCGGTTCAGGAAGACCGGGCAGATTTCGCACGTTGCGAGTCGTATGCCGATTTTCGGTGATGTTTCGGATATCGGTGACTTCCGCGAAGCGGTGGAGCGGGTCGAGCGGACCCGCGATTGGTTCGGTCATCTTCCCGCGAAGGTGCGGGAGAAGTTCGCCAACGACCCGGTGGCGCTCATGGATGCCATCGGCGATCCGGCTCGTCATGACGAGCTGAAGGCGCTCGGTCTCGGGCCCGCGGTGGAGGCGAACGAAGGGAAGCTGCCG